CCGCAAGCGGGTCCACAGCTGCAATAGCTCATGTAAGCATGATCTGTTCATATTTTAACCCTGAACAAACTTCTAAGTTTATGATTTCAAGTTTACACGTTGGTACTCATTCACCAACTCGTTAAACGAATCGATGATAATCTTCGAGAGATATTCTCCTTTAGATCTTCTAGAGTGAAAATATGGTTTCGTTGATGGATTCGGTATGAATTCAACAGGAGAAGGTTCCTCTGATTCATCCCAGAGGGCTGTTAATATATCGCATAGGTCTAAACCTACTTGATTTATAGCCCAAACCATTGGGTGCAGCACGAAGTTATCGGCTGGAAAGTCGTCACTTAGTCCAAGCGCCTCTACACTACGAGGTAGCGTAGCTGAATTATAAAATTCATTTAGCGGCTTCATGTCGTGAAATGACGTAATTTCAGCTGATTTCTCTAAGATGTTCTGGTGTCGTTTCTCTTTGACCCTTTGGGCCAAATCGGAATGGGCGATCATAATGTCATCTCTAACCCGGAAATGGGTGGATGATTCTGATATAAACCACAACATCATCGAAATCGTGTGGTAACCTTTTGATGATAGGTAATCACACAAGCCGTAGTGGCCTGTATCTGGGATGATGCCTCTTTCAATCATTATATCAACTAAATCTAACAGGAAAACCTGTTTAGTTTTGTTTAATATATTTGATTTTATAGAAGACATCTCCAGCCCATTTAGACTAAACCTTTTGGTAAATTCTATTTGGGAGTTACTTTTATCACCGATCACTGATTTTTCAAGATTAATCGGAATTCCGAGATCTTTCAAAATCAGCTGGTAGGTTTCTGCAACTTTTGTGTTAAATATTACCACGTCATCACCTAGTAAACGGTAATCTTTAAAGAATCGTAACGGTTTTCCGTTCTCGAGTCTTTCAAGATTAGCCGCATACTGGATGATATCGTGGTGCCAAAGAGCAAATGAAGGGAAAGAAGATAGTAAGCCTAAAGGCTGACCTACCTTCCATCTGACAGATGCTCTGAGGTCTTTAACATAAAAGTCCCGCTGAGTCATTACTGTGTACCAAGCTTCACCTAAATCTTGGTTTAACATAGCACTGAGTCTAATCTTCTGCATTTCTGCAGGGATTCGATCCGATGCTGATGATAAATCAAAACAATAAGTAGGTTTGCCCAAAGATTCAGCCAGTAAGGTTTTAAAACCTCTGTCCTGATTCTTTGTACAATCTGTACTAATTGTCTTTAGGGTGTTATATAGAGAGATCTGTATAACCTTTAACGAAGTTTGGCTCCAGTAATCACCGATAGCAAAAGTCCTTGTCTTACCTCCAGCTTCGCTGGAAAAGCCTAAACGGCCGGTACGATAAGATTCTTTTGCTGGTGTGTATTTGGCTTGTTGTTCCATCCAATGAGTAATCCACTCTTGTCCTAGGACTTTATTGAGTTTGATTAACCCATTATATAGAACAGTATCCTCACACACCGCTCTGGCATCTAAGTGTGCACATGCAACTGCAGAGCCGTTTGGCCCTTTAGCAGTTGTTGTGAACACCCTTGGATCTCCAGAGCTTCGGGTTACCAAGGTCCCTAAGTACCACGGATATTTATGAAAGAATTTTTCCAAAAATATTGAAAAATGTTTTGTTGTTTCGTTAACGAGACTCCCTTTCGGGTAATCTGCTACGATAGACTCTACATTAATCTCTATTGGAAGTTTAATTTTCTCATAAGATCTTGCAATAGTTAGGGCCAAACGATGTTCATTTCTACCCCTCTTGATGAGTGGCCTTAAAGGCCAAAGAGGTTTAGGAATACCACGTTTGTCTACCTTAGTAAAACTCATAGGTTGAGTTGGGATGTTCAGAACAATATTACGTAGAAATACGTAACTTGTTTTGTACTTCTCTAGTGTGTACTTCTTGCCATTGCTAGCAATAGCACTGTCTAGTTGTCTTTCATACTTGATCCATAACGATTCATATCTTCCGTGTAAATTCTTATCATTAATTAGAGAAGCTATTATAGCCATCTTATTATTATTAAGTCTTTTCATAGTAGATTGTTTTGATTGTTTTAAGCTCTCCTGACAGGTTAAATGCCAGTGCCCACCACATTGAACGGTGACGGAGTAATAAAAGATACCGGAAG